ATACTGACCGGCTTTAAAAAGTGTATTCTTTGAATTGATTTCATCCAAAATACCAGCCGTTGTTCCGTCATCAGAGGCAGAGCCATCATAACTACCTTCGTATCTAGTTAGACTTTCATCTTGTATAGCATTTCTTTCTGCCACAAAATCCAACACATTTGTAACTATTTCTTGAGCTCCAGTAATCGCATTCTGTGATCCGCTAGTATTTTCCAATATTTTTGCTGTAGCCGTATCGTCATAATTATAACCACCCACTTGTGTTCTTTCTTGCACATTGATAAAGAACATCATATAATGGCCTTTATCCGTTGATCCAATATCAATAGGATAGCGTTTATTGTCTATATTAAATTGGTCGGAATTGACTTCAAAATTCCTATTCTGACCAGGAATATATTTTATATCTGTAAGTGAGAAAAATGCCATTGTCTGCCTTTTGGTTGCCTAGATACTATTTATGTCATATAAAGGAACTTTTTTACCCAAGAACCCATCCAAGTACAACGGGAATTCAAAAAATATCATATACCGTTCCAATTGGGAATTGCGGGTTATGAAGTATTTTGATGACCACCCGAATGTTATCTGGTGGGCATCCGAAGAACTTCCAATACCATACGTGTCTCCCGTGGACAATAGAACACACAGATATTTTCCAGACTTTATTGTAAAAATGCGTCTTAAAGATGGTAAGGTCACCACTTATATATTAGAGGTCAAACCATTGGCTCAGACCAAGATGCCAGTACAAAAACGCAAGACTAAAAGATTCATTCAAGAGGCTGCAACCTATGCTATCAATCAGGAGAAGTGGCGGGCTGCAGACCTTTTCTGTAGAGAACATGGATGGCAGTTTAAAGTTATCACAGAAAAAGAACTTGGTCTTTGACATAAATAGAACATGGCGTATTTACTAGACAGAATAAATCAATCGTTAAGAAAACAAGGTTTGACTCCAAGAACAAACCAAGCACGGGCATGGCTACAATCTAAGGTATCTCAGTTGAAACCAAGTCGCCAAGCGTTACTACAGGATAGAACCCGTCTACGTGATTCGACCATAATCGGCAAGATGTATTTTTACTTCTATGACCCCAAGACAAAAGATTCGATGCCATACTACGACCGGTTCCCATTGGTACTACCAATAGAACAATACAATGACGGATTTTTAGGGTTGAATCTACACTACATTCACCCAAAGCAACGAATCGTTTTATTGGATAAGTTAAGTGATTATGCAAGCAATAACAAATTCGATAAGACTACAAAGTTGAGATTGAGTTATGCCGCTTTGGCTTCCGCTTCTAAAATATTCGAAGCACAGCCATGTATTAAACGATATCTCTTTAGTCAGGTGCAATCAAGGTTTTTAGAAATATCTGCTGACGAATGGGACATAGCTGCGTTACTACCAATGGAAAGTTTCGTTGGTGCATCAGCAGGTAAAGTTCATGCCGAATCTCAGGAACAATTTTAATGTCATTCTCACCACAATTATTTCTATCAAACATTAAAGCAAAAGATGGACTGGCCAGGCCAAGTCGATATGAAGTCATTCTTCCTATTCCAACTTACATCAATAGTTTTATTGAATCATCAGCTTTAGAAAAGTTTTTTAATATACCAAATAATATCATTGCAGATATTACAGCTGATATCAATAGTATTACTGGTGGTGGGAGAGAAGAAACTAGAACTTCCAATCCAGCCATCTCCAGATATTTGGCGTTACAATGTGAATCGGCCGAATTGCCTGGAAAATCAATCTTAACACAAGATGTTAAAATATATGGTCCTAGTTTTAAAGTACCATACCAAACACAATACCAAGAAACAACATTAACATTTGTGTGTACAAACGAATTCTATGAGCGTAAATTGTTTGAACGTTGGATGGAAGCAATTATGCCAACAGATACAAATAACTTGCGTTATTCAAAAGATGAAGAAACAAGGTACATGACAAATATTCAAATTGTCCAGTATGATGACTTTATCAAAAAGATATTTGTCATAGAATTAAGAGATGCCTTTCCAATTGCAATTGCATCTCAACCTTTATCTTGGAGTGAAGAAGGTTTTCACCGAGTGTCTGTACAATTTACTTTCCAAAAATACCGTGTGGTATATTCTGGAAGTTATGACATTGCTGCGGCAGCTGCTGCTTTGTTTGGAGTTAAAGCTGCCAAATTCTTTGACAAGGCGGGACAATCTATTAGCAATTCTATAGTTGCTCCGCTTGCAGGGACAATTTTTTAATTATAACATGAGGATATAAAATGGCGTTACCAAAAATTGATGTGCCAACCTATGAAACAACTTTAATTTCATCAGGCAAAAAAGTAAAATACAGACCGTTTCTTGTAAAAGAACAGAAGCTCTTTCTAATGGCTTCACAGTCAACTGATGAAAAAGAAACAGTTGATGTGGTTAAACAAGTATTGAATAATTGTATTCTGTCGGATATTAATGTTGATGATTTGCCAACATTCGACCTTGAACATCTATTCATGCAGCTTCGTGCTAGGTCTGTTGGTGAGGTTGTAAATTTAAAATACAACTGTAACAACACCGTTAAAGATGATAAGGGTGAAGATAAAGTTTGTGGTGGCCTAGTCAAATTCGATTTAAACATCTTAGATATCAAACCAACTATTGATCCAGAACACAACAATAAGATTGAAATTAGTGACAAGTTGGGTATTGTAATGAAGTATCCAACTTTAGGAATGGTAAAAAACTTTGATAATTTACAAACTGAATCTATCGATACCATTATGGATGTTATTGTCAGCTGTATTGATTTCATTTATGATACGGATCAGATGTATTATGCCAAAGATTCCACAAAAGAAGAATTGATGGAGTTTGTGGACAACTTACAACAAGATGACCTTGAAAAAATTCAAAAGTTTTTTACCAGCATGCCGAAGATTTCAAAACCTTTAGACTTTAAATGTGGTAAGTGTGGATATGAAGAAAAGATTGTCGTAGAAGGCATTCAAAATTTTTTCGTATAATATTTGGTTATGATACCTTAGGTAATTACTTTCAAACTAACTTTGCTTTAATGCAACATCACAAGTATAGTTTGACTGAATTGGATAATATGATACCTTGGGAAAGACAAGTTTACATTGATATGTTGGTGAAATTTTTAGAAGAAGAAAAAGAACGATTAAAAGCTCAACAGCAAGCGAGAAAATAAATGGCAGACACACAGTCCAGATTAGCAGAGATTTACAAAGCCGAAAAATCTAAAGGTGGCGGAATAGCATCCACTTTAGGTAAACGAACTCTTGAGAAAGTGGATCCAAGGCAATTCTTTAATCAAAAAGGATTCATGGCGGCTGCTTTGCCATCATTGTTTAAATCATATAGTGCAACACCTGCTAAATCTGGTGGAAAGGTTTCTAGTTTAGGCAGTGGTTCATTCTCTAGTGGCGCACTAGAAACAAAGATGGACATTCTTACTGGTGAAACCAGAGAACTGAAAATTCACTCTAAGTTAGCTGCAAAAAACTCCTCTGTCTTGCCTGCAATGGCAATGGACATGAATTTGACCAAATTGAATATTATGAAGTTGGTCAAGTTGCAAGGTGGTACTGCAACAAAAAATGCAGACATGTTCTTTAAAAGAGCTGGTGACAGAGAAACAGCTTACGAATCTAGGTTTAATAAAGCTGGTGGAATAGCAACTAAAACTCCAACACAAGTTGGTGCTAAACCAAAAGAAGAAAAAGAGGGTGGTGGAATATTAGGGTTTTTAGGAACAATTGCTAGTTATTTGTTAAAAGGTGGATTGCTTGGATTATTAGCAATAGGTGTTGGCAAACTACTAGAAAATCAAGACGTAGCTGATGGCATAAAATCTTTTATTAAACAAGTGATTTTAGGTATACAAAATATTATTCAAAAAGGCTCTGAAATTTTAGGGGACCTTTTTAGTGACCCTGATGTAAAAGAGGGTTTTATTAAAACATTTGTTGCTATTAAAGATTTATTCGTTAAAGGTATTAATTTACTGGGTGATTTGGCTTCTGACCCAAGATTTGCAGAAGGTGTTGTTCAAGTTTTTTCTGCAATCTATGAAGCAATCAAAAAAGCATTTGTTAGTTTAGATAGTTATCTAAAAGACGAATTAAATGTTCCTGGTGGACTATTAACTGTTTTAGGTGTTGGTGGTGCATTATACTTAGCAATTATTGGTTTAGGTAAGGCTCTCACACTCTTAGCAGGTGTAGCTGCAACGGCTGCAGCAAGCCGACTAGGACTGCCATTACCTGGAGCACCAGGAGCACCACCAGGAGCACCAGCACCAGGAGCTCCACCAGGAGCACCAGGAAAAGGACCAATAATAAAACCTGGAACTATTGGTGAAAAAGTACCAGCAGGTTTCAATAAAACAGCCGAAGATAAAATACGAGAACGTGCTACTAGAATGGCGGCTGAACAAGGTGCTAAAGACGTTGCTAAAAAAGGTGCGGGTGAAGTGCTTAAAAGATTTTTTGCTGGTGAAGCAGCCGCCCTTCTTGGTGGTCCAATAGGCGCTGCATGGTTAACAGCATATACTGCGTATCAAGTTATAGATGCACTTGCACCAGATAGTCAACTACAAGTTATAGATGGAGTTGCAGCTCTTGCTTCAATACAGGATGACATTAATCAAGGTGGTGATGAAAAAGTTTTGAAACAGAGAGCTGTATTCTACGAAGAAAAATTAAAACGATTAGGTATTGTACCACAACAACTTGAGAGTGCTAAAGTACAAGCATTACCTTCTGCACCAAATGAGAGTTCTGCTGAAGCAACAAGACTTGCAGCTGCCGGCAAACCAACTCCAGCTGCTTCAACTTCAGCACCAGCAGCACCTT